AGTTAGGCAAGAAGTTCCTTGCCGTATTCTCAGTTACTAAAGTTGTACAGTTTGGCAAGGCTTCTGTACAGGCGTTTAGCGATAGCACAAAAGAAGCGCAATTACTAGCCACACAGTTAAACGCGGTTAACCTAGGTTTTGCTTCTCCATTCATTAATGATTTTATAGGCAAGTTAGAACTGGCTACCGGCGTTGCAGGCGATAAGTTAACTAATGCATTTATCAGCCTATCTCAGGCTACAGGCGATGCAAGCACAGCACAAAAGATTTTAACAACTGCTTTAGATGTTAGCCTTGGAACTGGCAAAGATTTACAGACAGTAAGCAACGCTTTGCAGCGAGCCTACAAAGGCGAAACAACTGCGTTAGCACGTTTACGCATTGGCTACACTACAGCTGAGCTTAAAGGCAAGAAGTTTGATGAAGTATTAGAGGATCTACAGACTAGGTTTGATGGCGCAGCAGGTAAAGCAACAGATACCTTCGCAGGCAAGATGCAAAGACTTGCCGCAGCAGTTGAGCAAGCCAAAGAAGCATTTGGAGAAGGTTTAGTATCTGGACTTGAAGATGCCGATGTCAGCATTGAGGAATTGCAAGAAGGCATCATAAACCTAGGTAAAGCACTAGGTACTTTAAGCGCAGCAGTAGTTGAGTTTGGTAAAGATGCAGAAGATACTTTTAGGGGCATTACAGAAAGCAAAGCAGCTAAAGCTGTGATGGCTTTGTTTGAAGGTTTGGTGCGAGGCGCTGGCTTTATAGTTACCGGTGAGCTAGTTCCTACTATGGATTCAGCAAGTGCTAGGTTAGCTGGTCAGCAAGCAAGAAAAGAAGCAGAGCAAAACAGGGCTAGGCTAAGAGCGCAAAACGCATTAACAAAAGCTGAAAAGCGAACAGCCATAGAAAAATTAAACAATGAAAAGAAGATTACATCTGAAAAGAAAAAACAAAATACAGAATCCAAGATTATTGATGAAATCAATAAGCGCTTTGAAATGGATCGTATACAGATTGCTGCTGCCTTAGGCGGTCAAATTAATGACGTAGAACGCCTACGCTTAGAACTAATGCAAGCCATTCTTGATGAGGATGTAAAGCGAGCCATCATTCTTGAAGGGCAGTTAATTAAAGCTGAGGCTGCTGCTGCTGAGTTGGCTTTGTTGTTAGATAGCCTAGATGAAATGGTTGGAGATCCGTTTGCTGATTGGCCTGGCACTATTACACGCATTCAGGAATTGCTTAAGACACTTAAAATTAAAATACCTATTGAAACCCTATTTGCTGAAAAGGGATTAAAGCTAGACCAAGAAAAGATGACAGTTACCAAGCTTGAGCGCATGGATGTTAACGCTACAAATGTTTACATTAATGGCGCAAGGCCGCTTGACCAGTTTGTTAATCCATTTAAACCAGGAACTATAGAACATGCTATAGAGGAAGGTGTAAAAGCAGACTTGGCTGAATCAGATGCAGCCGCTTTATTAGGAGAATCTGAAGCATTGTTAGCATTAATTGAATCGGAAAGAGCTTTGGCAGAAGCAGAAAATGCAATTAGAGCAGCTGAACTTGCAGCACTTTTTGCCAAATTAGGTCTTGATTCTGAAGGCAACCCAATGTCTACAACTACGATAAATGTTAATGTTGAAGGCAACGTTACATCTGCTGAGGATTTAGCTGAAACAATAACCGACATTCAATACACTTATCAGAAAACTGGAAAGGGCTTGCTGTTTAGCAGCATAGCTATCTAATGCCAGCACCTACAGTAAGAGTGTTTGTTGACTTTGATAGCGATACCGCTTTTGAAATCAACCCACTTATCTTAAATAGCGTTACTGAAGGTATCTTAGGTACTAATACCCTTGGCTCTGGCACATTGCCAGTTGAGATTACTGACCTAGTAACTAAAGTAAATATACGCCGGGGTCGCAATCGCATTACATCTAAGTTTGAGGCTGGAACCGCTAACGTAGTTCTCTATGATCAGAATGGCGATTGGAATCCCACCAACCCTAATAGCGCCTACTATCCCAACCTAGTACCCCTAAGGCAGATAATTATATTTGCTACTTATGCCAGCAATGATTACTTTCTGTTCTCAGGCTTCATCACCAATTACGATACTGGCTTTAGGCAAGGCAATGAGGAACTAAGCACAGTAACCCTAAAGTGCGTGGATGGCTTTAAGTTACTTGCAGGCTCAGCCATAGACACAGTAGCAGGCTCAGGGGTTCAGCTCTCAGGGGCTCGCGTGAATGCCATCCTAGACGAGATAGAATGGCCTATAAGCCTACGAAATATAGATACTGGTGATTCCACTTTACAAGCAGACCCAGCGACCGCCAGAGATGCCTTAGAAGCCTTATTTACAGTAGAGCAAAGCGAGTTTGGCGGCATCTTTGTTGATGTCAATGGCAAGGTTGATTTTGTTAGCCGTGACAACCTAATCTCTAACCCAGCCTTCCCGGTTTATGAGTTTAGTGATCAAGGCGTGGACATCTCCTACACCAATGCAATAGTAGCGTTAGACGATACTACGCTGATTAATGACGTAACTATTACACGCTTAGGCGGTACAGCTCAGAATGCCTTTGACCAGGCTTCAATTGATAAGTTCTTTCTTCATTCAGGCACACGCTCAGGCATATTGGTACAAACAAATGCTGAAGCTTTAAATCAGGCTCAGGGCATCCTAGCCACACGCAAAGACCCTGAGATACGCATAGATAGCATCCAGCTAAATCTATATGATGATGCTAACCCCAATAAGCCCTTAGCAGGCATAGACATAGAATTACTAGATGGCGTAACAGTTACTAAGACTACCCCTGGCTCATCCAGCGTGGTGCAATCTAGCCTAGTAAATGCTATTCATCACGACATTACCAAGTCATCCTGGATGACTACCCTATACACCACAGAACCGCTACTGGCAGGCTTTGTCTTAGATTCCGATATATCGGGTATACTAGACTCAGACGTGCTGAGCTACTAAGGAGAACAAATGGCAGGCGCAGGATATAAATTGTTCAATACCGGGGATGTGCTTACCGCAGCCCAGGTCAATACGTATTTGAATGAGCAAACAGTTATGGTGTTTGCAAGCTCAGCAGCTCGCACAACCGCGCTAAGCGGTGTATTGGCTGAAGGCATGATGTCTTATTTACAGGATACTAATGCAGTTGAAGTTTACAATGGAACAGCTTGGGTTAGTGTTGGCGGCGGCGGTGGTGATGTAACTGAAGTTCAAGCCGGTGTAGGTATATCAGTAGCAAGTGGTACTGGCCCGATACCAATTGTTACTAACAGCTCTACTGATCTTATTACTACTGCTGGAGATTTACTTTACGGAACGGCAGCCGATACAGTAGCAAGGCTAGGTATTGGAACAGCAGGTCAAGTACTAAAAGTCAATTCTGGTGCAACTGCCCCTGAGTGGGGAACTGCTGCTGCTGGTGCTTTGACAAAAATTGCTACTACCTCATTTTCAAATGTTGCTTCTCAAACTTTTGATAATTTAACTACATATAATAATTGGTTAATTATTTTATCAAATATGAGAGCAGCGACTTCCGCTGATGATTTACAATTTAGATTTAGATTTAATAGTGTTACAGCAACAGCCAGCGGCTATTTAGGAATGACCTATGGATATTCGAATGGTACTGCTAACAATGTGGCTTATCAGGCATCAGGCGCAGTACAAGCAACTATAAGCACTTCAACTGGTGATAATGTTTATCAACGAGGGAATGGTTACATTTTCATAAGTAAGCAAGATGGTGTAGTGCCACAAGGGGTTGGAATGTATGTAACAGAGGCAGGTTTTACGACTCATTCTTTTGCATTTGCCTATGATAATCAAGGCGGTTCAGATGTAAATGGATTTTTATTAAAATCTGCAAGCACTAATATAACTGGAACAGTTACGATCTATGGATACGAGGTTTAATTATGGCACACACAGTAGGTGTTTTTGATGTTGCTACAGGCATACAAATAGAACGCGAAATGAACGCTGAAGAACTTGAACAATATCAAATTGACCAAGAAACTAATGCAAAAGCAAAAGCCGAAGCTCAAGCAAAGGCAGCCGCTAAGGCAGCAGCCCAAGCCAAGTTGGAAGCCCTCGGCCTTACAACCGAGGACTTGAAGGCTCTAGGCCTCTAGCACAATCCCTCAAGATTCTGTAATTTAAATGCTATAATAAATAGATATGGCAAAGCTATGCAAGGCAGGGATACAACTACGCGAGCAGGTAGATGATGCGTTCCCCGATAGAGATAGAACTTCAGATGGCTGGATCGGTGATAAACGTCATTCAGCGCGTAAGTCCGATCACAATCCTACTGCTGAAGGCATTGTACGTGCCCTTGACCTTGACGTTGATTTCAGGTCGCACAAAGCGGAGCCCTATGACTTTGCGGATCAGCTACGATTACTTGCCAGACTTGATAAAAGAATCTCTTATATCATCTTCAACGGCAAAATTGCCAGCTACAAACGCAATTACAAATGGAGAAAATACACCGGGATAAACCCACATAAAACACATATACACATTAGCTTTACTGCTAAGGGCGATTTAGATGGCAGTATGTTTGAGATACCGATACTAACAGGAGAGCCCTTAAATGGAACAAGCAAAG